AACTATATGGCACCAACTGTCATTTATGTCATGCACTGAAACCGGAATACGAGAAGATATCAGAAAGCCACAATGGAATCTACTTTTTTGCTTTCAATATGAAAGATGGTAAAGGTCTTGAAGAAAGGTTTGGCTTCAGTGGAGTTCCTACAATCTGTTATGTAAAAACTGGCGGAAAGAATACAAAGGTAACTTTTATGAAAGACCCAGACCCAGAAAATGCAGATTCTCAAATGTGGTATCGTCCAGAAGAGATAACACAATTTATCAAAAACAATAGGGAGAAGTAATGTTTATAAAATGTTTGGAAGAAGGTTTGTCATATGACGATGTGCTGCTTGAGCCGCAATATAGCGATATTCGCAGTCGTAGTGAAATAGATATCTCAACCTTTTTGGGAGGGAAGTTTCGAGGAATAGGTCTAGAAATGCCTATTCTTTCATCTCCTATGGATACCATCACAGAAGATTCAATGGCTATTGTTATTGCGGAAGAAGGTGGTGCTGGTATTATTCACCGCTATAATACAATTGAAGAACAAGTTCAGTTAATCAAGAACTGTAACCCAACTGAGGCATTGGTGGGTGCTGCTGTTGGTATTACGGGAGACTATATTGAGAGAGCGTGTGCTGCTGTTAATGCTGGTGCTTCCTTCATATGTCTTGATGTTGCACATGGACACCATGTCCTTATGAAAGAAGCACTGACTATATTAAGAGGATATATTTATACGACACACATAATGGCTGGGAACGTTGCAACACTCAAAGGAATTAACGATCTTGCAGATTGGGGTGCCAATTCTGTTCGCTGTAATATTGGTGGTGGTTCTATCTGTTCTACCCGTATTCAGACAGGACATGGAATGCCGGGTTTTCAAACAATTTTAGAATGTGCAAAGACTGATAGAGATGTTGGGATTATTGCTGATGGTGGTATTCGCAATGCAGGAGACATCGTAAAAGCACTTGCTGCGGGGGCTGACGCTGTGATGTGCGGCTCTATTTTTGCTGGGACTGCTGAGACACCGGGAAGGATTTTTAGTGAAAATGGAGCCACTTGGAAGACCTACAGAGGCATGGCTTCAAAAGAGGCTCAGTTCGATTGGAAAGGTAAATATAGTTCTTTTGAGGGAGTATCAAGCAAAGTTCCATATCGTGGTCATGTAGACCTTATCCTACAAGATCTCAAGAGAAATATTAAATCTGGCTTTAGTTATTCTGGCGCAAGAAATGTCAGAGAACTGCAAGCCAAAGCAAGGTTTATTAAGCAAACTCCTGCTGGCACAAAAGAAAGCGGAACCCATATTAATAGTAGGAAGTGGTAGTGTCTGAGAAATACGAATATGGTCAAGAACTTAAAGTGATCAGATTTAGTGTAACTGATGATGATCATGCTAGACTTCTGACCAAGCTGAGAAACTACAATCTTCGGGTTTCTCAGTTATTTCGTGCTGTTATTGATGGCATCATTCAGGAAGAAGAGAATGTAATCAACTTTTTGGACAAATACGCGATTGAACACAAACTCCTAAGCAAAGGAAGATATATGAAACTACAGAGATTGAAGAATAAGGGTAAAAAGAAAGTTGAAGACTTTGGATTTCTTGATGATACAGAAAAGGAGCATATTTTTGACCTAATCGCACAGGAGTTTCCAGAGCTATGAATAAAGATGATTTATTAGTATGTGCCCAGCAATGTCTAAAAGATGAAGAATGTTGCGAAGCAAAAAAGTGCAGGTTCAATATTGACTACGAGAAAGAGTTTAATTGTTGTCTCATCAGTGTCTATATAAATGGGCCTTTATCATTGAGACAGGTCGCAGAAAGAGAAGGAATTTCTTTCTCAAGAGTAAAGCAAATAGAAAACCAGACACTATTTAAACTGAAGAAAAACAATTTTCAAGAGTTGTCTGACGAGTTATTCAGCAACTCATAACTATTTATTTTAAGCTTATTCAAGGAGAATACAAAAAATGGCTCGCAAAACACTATTGAATGAATCAGAGATTCGTCGCTTTATGAAACTCGCTTCTATTAATCCGCTGAAAGAGGGCAGTTACATGCCCGGTAGTCATGATGACAAAGAAAGACCCCAAGAAAAGAAAATGAGAAACGAGGCTGAAGAAGAAACAATGGACGAAGGTCTATTTGAGCAGGAAGAGGAAGATGTCACTGTTGACATGAATGCCGAACCTGCGCCAATGGACATAGGTGACGAGCCAGCAATACCAGAAGAGCCTGCGCCAATGGGCATGGGTGATAAAGGTGGCATGGGCGAACCCCCAGAGGAGGAGTTTGCTGACATTGTAGACAGACTAGCTAAACTACTTAATCTCGACGCTGAAGTTGAGGTTGGTGGAGAGGAAGAAGGGGGTGATGCTGCTGGTATAGAAGGGGGTGAGCCTGTTGAACCTGTAGACGCTCCTGAAGCTGAAGGAGAAGACGAAGAAGAGGCAGACGAAGAAGAAGAGGGTGTAGTTATGGAGAGCGAAGAAGAGATTATCGCTGAAGTAGCCCGTCGAGTCGCCGCTCGCCTTCTCAAAGAGAAAAAGACGGAAGCTATGGCGAACAAGCTAGCCGAAAGTATCTTCCGTCGTTTGGCTTCAAAATAATAGCTTGACATACTCCTCATAAGCCGTTATAATATCCACATAGACAATAACATCTATGTGGATATTTTTTTTGAGGTGAGTATGTTACCAGTGATAGTATTAGCAGTAGGGTGCTTCTTACTCGGTTGGGTATCTTGCACTATCATCTACTTTCTTCGTGCGACAGGGATAGCTATTTCAATAGTTAAAATGTCTTATGTACTGTATCTCACTCTGATGAACAGGGGGATTGAAATCCTTAACTATGCACACATCAATAGAATGAGTGCTTTAAGGGCAAACAACAAGTTACCCGGAGATCCAGAGTATGAGAGTTTAAAGAGAAGTCATGAAACAATGATGGAACTTTATAAACAAAACTGCATTTTCTTTTTGAAAACAGCACATCCAGATAGCTTCAAAAGCCTACTTACTTTTGAAGATTGGTCATCGGCGCAAGTGTTTTTAAACAACAATAAGCAACTAGCTTACAAATTTACAAAGGAGGGTGATAAATGATAAAGAAGATTATTGGTAAGGTTATCGGAGCAATCATGCCAAAAGGCGAGGATACAGAATCCCAAGAAGAAGAAAAGACAACAAGAACAATAAGTCTTGAACAAATCTTGGGAGGTGGAGCACAGGTACAGAAAGAACCAGACCTTCGCGTTATCGGACTCTATTCCGACGTTTGTGAAGAGAAAGTAGCAGAACTAACACAGGCGATTCTTTATTTGAATGAGTTCAACAAGTTGTCTCAAGAAGAAGACCGCAAACCAATCGAGTTTTATATTAACACTCATGGTGGTTCTGCTGACGATATGTTTGCACTTTATGACATAATGGAGAAGGTCAAAGAAGAGACAGAAATTCATACAATTGGTGTTGGCAAAGTTATGTCTGCTGGGACGCTATTGCTTGCAGCAGGTACGAAAGGAAAGCGCAAAGTTTCAAAAAACTGTCGAGTTATGATTCATAATGTTGCAGCAGGCAACTTTGGAATATTGCCAAATCTGACAAACGAGTTAGAAGCAATTCAACAGCTACAAGAAGATTATATTAGTGCTATGGTTGCAAATACGAAGTTTACCCGAAAGAAATTGGAGAAACTACTTAGTGAAAAGGTAAACATTTATTTGTCTGCGGAAGAAGCAGTAAAATATGGTCTTGCCGACGAGATTATGTGAGGTTAGCAATGTCGAGTAGTTTGTTAGAAATTCTTTCTCTTATGGAACAGGCAGTTAAAGAACAACAGTCCTCTGCCGAAGACGAAAAAGATGAAAGTGGCATTGGGGTTTTCAAAAAAGGCTCTCGTGTTAAAAAAGTTCGTGGTAAGACGGTTAGACCAAAATCAGGAGTTTTGGATGTTGGCCTGATCGTAAATAGAATTTATGACACCACCAGAAAGGCAGAAGAAGTTAGTATCTCAAAAGGCGAAGCAGTAACAAAAATTAGAGAACTTAACTCAACAAATGTCAAAGCTTTTACAACCAACCCTACATCTCAAACTCTACTTGATGCTTTGAAAGGATTTTTTGAAGTGCCATCAAGTAATGATGATGAATGCAAAAGCATTTCAAATATCCTTGGTAAAACAATGATAAATAAAGCATACGAAGAGATGCTATCCTCTTTTGATGCAACTACTGCTGGTTTCGAAAATGAAAGATTTGTTGCTTTTTTGCTGGGTGGAGAAACAATACCCACAGGAATGGGAGACATTGCAGATGTTAAAGTCGGTAATGTAGGCATATCCCTCA